TTTGCCTGTTAAATCTTTCGTGGACCAACGTGTCATAACAATGACAATCGCACCACCTGGTTGTAAACGTTGACGAGGACCAGAAGTATACCACTCGTATGCTGAATCCATAGCCGTTTCACTTAGTGCATCTTGCTCGGAATGTGGATCATCAATAATTAATAAATCTGCACCACGACCGGTTATTGCACCACCGATACCTGCTGCATAATACTCTCCACCTTTGTTTGTTTCCCAACGCCCTGCTGCTTTGGAGTCTACCGCAATTTTACAATCTTCAAAGATTTGTGCAAATTCACTTGTATCAACAAGGTTTTTCATCTTACGACCAAACCTAACTGCAAGTTCTCCTGTGTGTGTTGTTTGTATCACTTTTAATTTTGGATTTTTTCCTACCATCCATGCAGGAAACAAATAAGAAGCAAACTCCGATTTAGTGTGTCTGGGGGGCATGTTTACTATCAATCGCTTAATCTTTCCATTGGCAATATCTTCAAACTTCTTTGCTATCTTTCGATGATGATCTCCCTCAATAAATTCTGGCCAAACGTGTTTGACAAAGGGGATAAACCTTTTTTCAGCTAAGTCTAACTTTCTTAATTGTTCTTCCAATAATTCTTTTTGGAGTTGGACCTCCGTTTTGTTTTGCATGGTATTGTTTGTATCAAACTGGGGGCGTAGTGTAAATTATTTTGTACCGGGTCTAGTTTAGGGGGGTGGGGGTAAATGTAAAGGGGTTTTTGTTTTTTGGTTTGGTTGTAAGTACCTAGGGCCACGGATCATGGCCCTAGATTAATTATTATTTAATCTTGATACAGCATTATTGTTTCTGCGTCGTAAGGTTCCGCATACCAACCATGCTGTTTTAAATACTTATTTAAAATATTATTATCGTTCATAGTGTCTTCAGCATAACGATAATATTCAGTTGACTCTTTGCAAATATCATCTCTAATCCAAATGCCTTGGGGTTCTTTGCCGTCAATAAGAGTAGCATCAAACTCAAATCTCGGAACTGCATTTAGTTTAAATTTAGTTTCAAGATTTTTTATTAATGTTTCTTGGTTCATGGTTCTTTATCCTTTCTTTTAATATGGGATTTATCTTATATATTTATTTCGTTTTCTCAAGGTTTAATTCCTGGGCAATTTTCTTTTTATATTCGGGATAGGGCAAGTCTCTATATTTATCGACCGCCTTTAAAAAGTTAATATAATTTGATCCTAGGTTTATAGTTCTTTTTTTAGTTTCAGTTTTCTTTTTCATTTTTAATTATCCTTTCTAAAATAATTCAAGTTGTTTGGGGTTTGGTTCTTGGTTCTCGGTACTTGGTTCACGATCCAAGAAATTAAAAGACTTTGTAAGATTATCAAACAAAGCCCTTTTAATAATTTGTTTATTTACATAAAACCTAAATTCAAAAAGATTTTTTTTAATTTCTCTTTTCGTGGTGGTGTGGCTCACAAAGTGATTTGAATACTTAGAACTAGAACCGACGTTCACGTTTACATTACAAGTATCTTTTGCCCCCCAACTTTTTGAACTGTTATAAATGCAGGCTTCAACATCATTCCATATTGAATAAGCTCTAGACATAATTTTTATCCTTTCTATTATTATGGGATTAATCTTATACATTTTAAACAATTATTCAAACATTTTAAGGAGTTTTTTTATATCGGTTCGGGGTTCATGCACCATGAAACAAGGTTCTTTAAAACCGTTTTTGGCTAATTTTAGCGCTTTTTTGCCTTCATATGCTTTTATAAGGGAGTCTTTGCCCCTTTTAACTAAGATAAAAGTGCGAATACCTAAAGAATATCTCTTTAAATGCCATGAAATCTGAAAGGGGCTAAGATTAATTTTATTTAGTTTTATAAATTTTAATTCTATCCAAATTTCCTTTTTATTATAGATTGCTGTTATGTCTGCTGTCCCTTGCCCTATTCTATTTTCAATTCGTTCAAAATAAACATAGGGCAAAGATTTTTTTAATTGTTGATAAAATTTACTTTCACTCATTTAGTAATTTTAAATTTTCCATTTCTTTTTTTTCAAGTGATTTCATTTTTTCTATTACTGTATCAGTAAATTCAATGTTAAACTCAAAAGGGTTAACGTCTTTTCCAGTGTCAAAATCATAAACAAAATCGTTTAGTGTTTCTTGATCTTCCATACTTATCTGAGTATTAAATTCAGTTTGATATGAACTAGGTTTATTATCTGCTAATCTCAATGCATAATGTACATTACCACTTTCTACAATTCTAGGTTCAAAATCTAATTTAAACATTTCAGTTAGTTTATCGTTAACAGCTAAAGCTACTGCACAATAAGTACAATTTTCTGGAATACCATCTTTGATATGTTTTTCTTTAACTTGTATTTTTATTTTATTCATTGTGTTTTATCCTTTCTTATTTCGTCAATGTCATTACCATACAGTTTTATGGCTTTTTTCAATTGTTGCTCGTCTAATTGTATTTTAAATCTAAGTTTTTTTAATTTATCAACATAGCTATTTAAATTAAAATCATTAGAACAATTTCTAATTTCAATGTTTATTAAATCTCTTAACAAACATTTTTCTTTTGTACTGAAATTTAAATTCATTTTTATTTATCCTTTCTATTTCACGTGAAAGACTACCCCATATTAATGGGATAGTCAAAATAAAAATAAAATTATTGTTTAGTTAATTGAAGGGCTTGATCCCTTCTAAAAGTAATTCCTAGACTACCTTTCAATATTGTATCAAGTCTTTTATTCATGCCTTCACTAGTGCCTTCCTCATAAAGTACATCATTCATGCAACTTTTAACATGATCTAATTTATTTATTTCTTTAAATTCTTCCATAGTTTTGCACTTATCATTAGTAATTTTATCGACAACACTCTCAAAACAACTATTGATTTTATAATCAGTAAAAACCTCACTCATATCAGGTAAATTGTAATTTCTAACACCATTTTTAGAAAATACTTTTCGTAATTTATTACTTTCTGTTAATTGTTGATTTTTAAGTGTTTCACGCATTTTACGATAGTCACTCTCTAATTTGTCTAACTTATCATCAAAACTTGAAATTGTTTTTTTCCATTTTTCTATTTTGAAAGTAGATTTTAATTTCCCTTCAATTTTAGATTTAACAATTTCTTTTTTCTCATCAAGTTTAATGTCAAGTAACCTCTTAATAGGGTCTATCATTTCTCTAATCTTTGATCTGTAATGCTCAATTTGATAAACTTTTAATTGTGCCATAGTATTTTATCCTTTCTTATAAAAGGGGCTAGGCGTGGGACTTGCCCTACTTTGCCACTAACCCCTTTTAGTTTACGTTATTTAATTATTAAATAACATAATATCCCATAAAACTAAGATATAAATTTGTCAAGCATATTTTTTGTTATTTTTTCAATATCACAATTAGTCTTATTATACTTAAAAGCTATACCAAGATATAAAGTGTATTTATTTACTTTATTTGGTGCAATTCTTTTTCTTATTTCAAATTCGTCTAAACAAGCTAAATGATTTCTGACCTTAGTTAAAAATAAATGATATGGATTTTTACTTATCCAATACTTACCACTAAAATACTCATCACTTCTATATGCGTTTTTCATTTGCCTATATCCCCAGCTACATGATGTCTAATAAAAGTACCATAGGGTAATGTCTTTACCCAATTTGTCAGTTTTTCAGAATCAGGTCTATCTTGTTTTCTGTTTACTGTATCTTGCCAAGCAAATCTAGTAAACCCTTGTCCTGCATAACAGCCCCCTTGCTCTTTTTTACCTACTTTCTTTTTTTGGCTACCATGAGCGACAAACTTAATAATATAATCTCTATTAATTCTTGCACATAATGGTTTACCTGAACCACAATTTTGACACTTAATTTTTTCATTGTATTCTGAAGGACACCTTACAAATTTAACACCTTGTATATTATCAACTTTATCTGTCATTGTTGAGGGTGCTGTGTAAACTGTATCTCTTTTATCATTAAAACTATTCAATGCTTGAATAAGTGTATCAGCGCTATAATTTATAACAGTTTTCTTTTCTTTATTTCTTGGTAATTTTTTATAATCAAAATGACTATAAGTCCATGATAAGCCATTTTTTACAACAGCATTTAAAAGAGCTGCCAAATATTTTTTATCAATACCTTTTGCCGATTCTTTTGGTTTTGGGTTTAATGCACAACTTGAAGGACAAGAACCATACATTGAAGTACCTGATCTATAAGTAGTAGCAATATTGCCTGTTTTTCTATTTGTTGAACTATTTATTAATTTTAACATTTTATTTTATCCTTTCTTTAGGGTTATATACAAAGGATATAAGATATAACCCTGTATCCCATATAACTATAATAAATTATAATACAAGGGTTGACTTTTATATTTATGGGATTATATGTTATTTAACTTTATAAGTCGGTATAATTTAGAAGTATACGCCAAACTGTAAAGGGTGTTAGTAATTTAATGAAGGGGATAGACGTATCTATACAAGCGATTACTAACAAAGGGGTCAGGAGTGGAGGAGAACCTAAGGGCTTCCAAAACCTTGCGTAAGTGTTTCGTCGGAAACGTAGAAGGCAGAAACCCTGACCCATATTAAAAGAAAGGATTAAAATGAAAATAGAAATGTATAAAAACTATGAAATAAAAATATGGGAACAAGAACCTAACGTATCATATGAATTTGCTTTTAAAAGTGAAAACCCTCCTAACGTTGATAATATAAAAGGGAGTCATGGTTATGAGGTTTTTAATCCAAAAGGAAAAAGTATTTATAAAGATACTTGGGATATGTGGGACGAGCAGGCATGTATAGATAATGCCTGTCAAGAAATAGACGCAGATTTGGAGGAACATGATAAAAGTAGAAAAAAATGATTTTGTTTTAAAAAAAGAAAAAGAAATAATGGTAATTCAAAAAGAATTAGAAATATTAAATAAAATACATGAATTTAATAAATTAATATTTTCAATTCAAGAGTCTGTTATTGATTATGAGGAATGGGGTTTTGATATAAACGATTTAAACCCTTTTGTTAAAAAATATCCATTAAAATTATCATTATTTGAATATTCAAATGAGAATATTTGGGGTACTGAAAGGGAGTAAAAATGAGTGTAGATACAGGACTATATGACAAAAATGATAACGAAGTTTATCTAACACCTACAAAATGGTCAGCCACAGAAAGAAGACTATTTAAAATTAAATATAAAGATCAAAAACTTTTTAGAGCTTTTGAATTACAATATTCTAAATGGGCAATATACAGAATTAAAGATTTTGAAGATGTTGAAATATTAAAATATACCGATGATGGTTTTTACAATGTAAAACTTAAAGGGGAAACTTATTTAGAAGAGGCGCAAGATGTCAATTATGAAAATTGGTGTGGTAATTTAGAAGTAAAAAAAATATTTAAAGATTGGCATGAGCCTGAGCTAGAAATATTTTTAGAAGATCATTCTAATTTATTTAAAATTGAAAGTATGCAAAGTGACATAAAATGCACTATAGAAGTTAGTGATTATGTTAAATTAAAAAAATATTTAATCGCTTGTTAAAGAAAGGAAGTAAAAATGAAAGCATATGAATTAATAAAACTATTAGACAATTCTTTTTATGATGTTGAGTTTGATGTTTTTGAAGACATAGAAGGATTAGTGAGAGTAAACTTTGTTGTTGATATAGAGGAGGATCAAAATGAAACAACAGATAATTATTTAGATTATTTAAATGATCCATGTAATAAAGGTATGGAAGGAGAAAATTACCATGAATGATAAAGAAACATTTTTAATGAATTGTTATGAGAAGGCTTTTGTAATTTATAGTTATGACAAAAACTTACACTTAGCACATTTAGAAAATTCAGATATGCCATTAAAAGATTTTTTAAAAGCATATAAAGTTAAGATGAGAGAATTAACTGATGAGGAGGTAATATACACACCATGAATAAAGAAGACAAATTATTAAGTATTATTAGTGAGTATCTTAGTGATTCCATGATAGAAGAATTTTTTGATGATAATTGTGGATTAACAAAAAAAGGTCAAGAATTATTAGATGACATAAAGAAAGGATTAAATGAATAAAATAGTAATTTACAAAGAAGGAGAATATGAATCTCTTCCAATGACTGAAAGTTTATTTTGGAATAGAGTTGATAGTTTAAAGAAAGCTATACTAACAAGTGAGAACTTTGAATTTAGATTAATGTGGTATCACAAACTACAAGAATTATTGAAACAAGTACCATAATGTTTATTTTGTTTGGAGAATATTTTATTATCTTTATTTTAGTAATGTTGTATCTTTTTCTTCGATAACTTCATATTCAGCATTAACAATATTATTATCCCGTATCTCTTTTAATTTAGACTCTAACTCTTTTCTAGTCATACTATCAAGAGATGCGGTAACAACCTCTTTACGATCTACATAAAAACCACCAAGTTGACCTCTTCTAAATTCAGCATTTATTGCAGGGCCTAACTGTCCGTTTTCAACAGCCTTATCTCTTAATCTAGCTAATTCCCTAGAATGTTTTACAATATCAATTTTAGTAGCATCAGCATATTCTCTTTGAAGTTTTTCAATTGCTTCAACAACACCTGGGTAATACTTAGGGTTTCTTAAATTAGAAGCTGCAGCAGTTGCACTATGTTCTTTATATCCTGCTTGTCTTGCACATTCTGTTGGAGTTATTCTTCCGTTCTCTTTACAAAATATCTCAACAAATGCTTTTTGTCTGGGACTTAGCCCACCTCTGTTTTTTGGCATAATTCCTATAATATCCTTCTTTTTCAAAAAGGTATAGTTTATTTTTACCCTAACTATTTATAATATACTAAGTATGGCTTAAAATATCCCAATAGTGTAACATATAATAAAATCTGTTGTTACAAGATTGTGACATAAAAACATATATATTTCAATAAATTAACTTAATGTAACACTGTAACAGGTGTAACACAGGTTTGAGCAGTAAAAATATTCTAGGGGGGCTAAAATAAACTATACTTTTATAATTTGATAGTAGAGTCATACGATCAGGAGGAAAGAAAGACTCTACTATCATTTGTTATGCATTGATGATTTAACGGGTTGTATGAACACTGGGAATCGAGGCCCGAACCATCTCCAAGCGACTTGCCATGATTTGCATAAATAACCATTGAAAAATTCCTCTATCCCAACTCTAAAAGGGCGGTTCGCCCTTAAACTCTATAACTGGTTTACTCATTCGAAATCGTGTAGTTTTCGAAACATTCTGGGTCAAGTGGTGGTCCGTAGTAGATCGCAAGGGTTTTGTTACTACCCTCGGTCCATGTTTGGTGGTAGTAGTTATCTTCATTGATTTCCCCTTGTGAGTGACAAACCTTACACTGTTCAATGACCTGTTCTGCTTCAAACGATAATCTGACATATCCATTTCCTTTACATTTAGAACAAATCATAACGCTTGCTCACTATTGTTTTTATTCTGTCCCACTTCTTTCTTATTGCTAACTCTCTTAAGGTCCGTGGTTCGCGTAACGCTTTTTTTGATACGTCTTTGTATAACTTCATTAACCGTTTCTTTAGTTTCATTTTTATCTCTCCCATTATAACATCTAATGCAAAATGAATTGCAACGCTTCCAACTGCTATCATAATGCGCAATTAAATTTACTTCCAAATATTTTCGATGACATCGACTACATTCATCATATCTTTCGTAATGTTGCTTAAAATACATTCTTTCTTCCTCCTATTCCGATAGCTTAATTAACATCTGGCGCAACCAAGATTCTTCTTTTGCTATCTCATAATATAACCAAACACAATAATCGAAATCATTTGTTTGATCAACACACCCTCTCACATACGTGTGGAAAGGTGAATAATGAACCGTGATCCATGTAACAAGAACCACGGTAACACAAATAAGAAACACACTAAACACCCAACTAAAGGCGTCTAGCATGATATTCTATATCATTTTTATTTTTCTCTACTCTATTCTCTAGTTCCTCGAATTTTGCCTGGTAATACATTTTTAACGAATATCTCCCTGCAATAAATCCTAAAATAAAAACACCAAGAATAGCAATAACATGCCAAAATTGAAACATTTTATTTCCTAACCTGTTTTATATATATTTCAAAAATTCTGTGAGCTTCTTGATCCAAGTAAAACACTTTATGCATAAAGTGTTTTACTACACTATCAGGCGCATACTTTAACATAAACAAAAAAGGCCTAACGGGTGTTTTTTTCCTTATTTTTTTATAATAAAATACTTGCAATTCAAATGCTTTTAAAAGCACAAAAAATTTTAGTTTTTTAAAATTTATCATTTTTTTTACTAAAACCAAATTTTCTTTCATGCTTTTCTAATTTACGCACACGTAATCTAAAATGCATTCCAAATTTTGCACCTAATATAAATGCAACAATAGCAATTAATATAAATGATAATCCTAACCAAAAGTAAAACATACTTTTCCTTTCTATTTAAAAAATTTTGGGTCATACATCTCTAGTAAAGTATCAAGAGCCTTGCTGCCTTGTTGCAACACGTGTTCCCATTCTTCTTTACTATACGATGTATCAAATTGTGGATTATAAAACTTTACTGTCACCCGTTTACATCTACGACATTCGTAAACTTTTTTGATGGGGCTTTCAGGAAGTTTCAATTAATCCGCCGATCCGTTCCCTTCTTTCTTTCTTTCTCTGAATTTTACATGTTCCATATCAACAAGTTTCCTTATGAAATTGTTAATCGTCATATAATCCTCTTTAGCTATTACACGTATTTTATCATACGTGTCTTTGTGTATAGCAACACTTTTATATTTTTCTATATTCATGGGTTACTTATATGGGATAATATATTAGAAGTCAACTATTTTTTATAACAAACATAGAAGATTCTAGGCACCACGTCTGTGTATAAACAGGATTGATACCTTGCTCTGTAGCCATATCAATAATACTATTCTCTATCACAATACGTCGTGACTCGCATTTATCTTGATCAAAGTATAACTCAGCCGTATGCTTCACAGAAGGCATCCCAGGCATCGAAATCATTGAAATAAGTAACCATATTTTAATCATTAACCTCTTTTATTTCACCCCAACTATTACCTATCTCTACATCTACCTTACATTTGACCTTGAGATCAACACAATTTTCCATTATTGTTTGTATGACCGAATATTTTTCGGGATTATCAACAGATAGATTCAATTCATCATGAACCTGGATATGAGGAAGAAAACCTTCCTCGTGCAAATCTATCATCGCTTGCTTTGTTTGATCCGCCGCACTACCCTGTATTAGCTTGTTAAGAGCCTTATAAGTAAAAGCGCGTCTAATGTTCTTACCATGCTCTCTCATCGCTTCTACGTGTGGTAATGGCTTATTAATGCCAAACAAATTTGGTTCCCATAAATCGAAACGACATTTGCGACCAAGTAGTGTTCTTATATATCCAACATCTTGCGCACGTTGGGAAACCTTGTCCGCAAGCTCTTTTACAAAAGGAACGCTTTTATGATATTGTTTCCAAAGGTCTGCTGTATCTTCTTCATCTAAACCTAATTCAGAACCAAGTTTACCTTTACCCATGCCATACATCATACCAAGGTTAATTGTTTTTGCTGTCTTACGATCAATGCCTGCCATATCAGCAACGACTTGGTGGAAGTCTGCATCATTATTTTCGTATGCATCAATGACGGTATCAGAACCGGGCAATCCACCATTAGTTAATTTAGCAAAGTGTACCGTGATCCGTGGTTCTTGTTGCGAGTAATCAAATGTTCCCCACTTGCATCCTTCTTCAGGAATAAATAATCGTCTGATCCGTGGACCAATAATATTATTACGTGCAGGAATTTGCTGTAAGTTTGGATTACTATAACTGAACCTACCTGTTACTGTTCCTCCTTGATCCGAACGCATTTGGTGGATCTCAGCATGAATCCTCCCTCGGTACGAATGCTTGAGGATGGTATCGATGAACGTGGTTCGTGCTTTATTAATCTCCCTCGCTTCAACAATGTTCTTGGCCAACTGACTAGGATGCGTCGTAAGAAAATTTTTATCAAACTTAGGTTGACCAGATTTAGGTGTCGTTTCATATCGAATACTTTTCGCATCGAAAGCTTTCGCCACTGACGTTGGAGTCCATACTTCCACAGCAACACCTGTATCCTTATAGATATCATCCAATATTTTTTTCTCTCTATTAGCGAAATCATTTTTCGTGCGCTCTGCTTCATCAAGATCAATCCTAACGCCTTTCTTTTTCATTTCAAATAAAATCGGAAATAGCTTTGTTTCTAAATCAAAAATGGACAACAGGTCTTGCTTAATTAACTCTGTTTTAAAAAACTGCCATAACTTTAAAGTAAGCACCGTATCTTGTTCAGCGTAAGGACCAACATACATCGGTGGTAATTTCCACATCTCACCTTTAGCATCAACACCCCAACTCTTTGCTGCATCGTATAATAATGTTTCACTTTTCTTTTCCGCTAAATAATGTTTACCTAACTCGTTAAGTGAATAACGAAATCTATTTTCATCAATAAGAGGAGCGGCGATCATAGTGTCTATAATACGACCATGAACTTTTAAACCCATAGCGTGTAACCAACCAACATCATACATCGCATTATGAAATACTTTATCGCAAGGTAATTCTAAAATTTTTTTTAATTGCCCTGTAAATATTTTTTGATCAAAGTTACCACCGCCTTCATGATTAATAGGAAAGTATCCTGTCCATCCATCAACGGCTATAGCAACGCCTGCAACAAAACCTTTTTTAACAGGCCATCCAGGGCCAACGCCTGTATTTAATCCGACATCGTTTGTCTCTAGATCAATACAAATTTCTTTGGCATCGCTTAGATCTGGAATTGATTCAGGAGGAACCCATTCACTTGGTGGTTGAAATAATGGTATCTGTGTCATGCTGTTTCCTTATTCTCCTTTAATTTTTTATGATAAGCTTTCATGGCTTCTGATTTTTTTCTCTTGGTTTCTTCTGATTCTTTTTTTCCTTTTTTGTAAAGTTTATATTTTTTTGCAAAAAGATTACATTGAGGTCTGTTTGCCATTACTTTTTTAAATTCTTCAGTTCCCCATTTAGTTTGATTTTGTTTTTTAATTTTAGTTTTTTCTCCATCAAAGCCATGTAATTCATTATATTTTTTAATATTATCTTGAGAGGAGACTGTATGAAGTTTAAAATCTCTTGGTTTTCTTTTATATTTACGAGCTAGCTCTGCTTGTTTTCTTCTACCCTCTAAAGTTTGAGGTATAAGTTTACCATTAGCAATCGTCTTTTTTGCTTCTTTTGATCGTATTTCATAATATTCATTACATATTAATGATTTACCCCATAATATACCGTACTTTTTTTTGTAATCTTCAATTGTGGTTTCATGAGATACTCTAAGATGATTTCCAAGTGATCTATAATGCTTGCCACATAACAAACAAGTAATTCTATCACCAACAAAATATTGTTTATATTCTTCATAGTTTTTAAAAACAAAATCTTTTGGATATCCTGGTAATACTTTTCTTCTCTCCTCTGGGGTACTCCCATTTTTAAAAAAATTTGGCATTATTTTTTATCCTCCTCACGTTCTGCTATCTCACCTGCAATTGCGCCATACGCTGCTAGATCAACATAACTATCAGATTTATGACTATGCATGAGACGCGCTACTTTAACTAAAACCATACAAATTGCTACATCATGAGGTGATATTTCTACATCAAGAAATGCACTCCATAATCTTGCAATGTTTTGATGATTAAGTGTTTTATCACCGTAATCTTCTTGTCGTTGACCTTCGACTAATTCAATTGCTTTTTTTAAAAAGTCAGATGTTTTCTTCATGCAAATACCTCTCTAAATTCTCTGTTACTGCGTGAACGAACTAAATATAAATTTTGTTTAGCTCTTGTTAAAGCAACATAAAAAACTCTTCTCTCATCATCTTTTTGTCGCCAATATGATTCATCAGCCTTACGTGATAAATCAGATAAAACCATTACGTTATCTGCTTCTCCACCTTTACTTCCATGCACTGTAGAGAGCGTGATCCGTGGTACGGGATTAAAGCTACCTTCTTTTTGTATAACGGTAGAGACATACGCTTTTTTATATTCAGGAACCTTGTCTAATGCTTCATGCCACGAATAATCTTTTGGTACTTGCAATCCGTTATGTTGTTGCAATTGATCAAAGGTAAATGTCGATTCAGGATCGACACCTGTTAAATTTTTATAGCCACGTTCAACACCAACATTACTATTCATATAATAATACAAATCTTTTAGTTGATTGAAATCAATGTATCCTCCTTTCTGAATATCTCGCCATGCGGTGATAGCATTAACTAAACGTTTACCAATAGAACTTTTATCTGCACGATGATAAAAATATCCAAGTATACGTAAGTCATCTTCTACTTGATCGAGAAAATAATTTGTTCTGCCAAGGATTAACCAGTTGCCTGTTTTTAAATGATCATAATTTCGTCTTGGTAAATGCACAATGGTGCCTTCTTCTTCTTTAGGACTCCATGTTTTTGCTACTCTATTCTTTACACGATTAATTAAATTAATAGCACGCTCTTGTATTTTAATGGGTAAGCGATACGACTTGTCAAGAATAACTCTGTTACCTTCTCTATTTAATAAATATTCACTACGAGCTCCTGCCCAGTTAAATATAGCTTGATCATCGTCACCTGCAATGTAAACTCTTTTTGCTTTTTGTGCGAGCTTATCAACCATTTGCCATTGTATGTAAGATAGGTCTTGTGCTTCATCAATGATAAGAACGTCGAGCCGTGGTGCGATATCCTCTTTTAAAAATTCTACAATCATGTCAGTAAAATCATATTTATATTTACCACCACGTCCGAACTTATAATCATGTAACGTTTCTGCGATTAATTTTAACTTTGGCCATCCACCTTGCATGTGTCCACTGTGCTGAAACTGTGCGTATAATGTGTTACCATTTATTTTTGCCATATCAATGACACGCATAAAAATATCATTAGGTGATGATACACCATACGATCCTAAAACTTCTGAATTAGGATTTGATAACTTAACCTGTAGTTGCTGTGATAAATATCGATAGTCTTCATCATTCATCACATCTGATTCTGCTAGCCCTAAAGCCATAAAAGCTAAACTATGTAATGTACGAAAGTATTTAAAATCTTGATCTTTACTATCAGGAAAAAAAACAAGTGCTCTGTTAAGAGCTTCTCTTGCTGCTTTTTGTGTAAAGGCAAAGTAACCTATACGATCAGGGGATGTATTAGGTAATTCTTTTGCAACAACTTGTTCAATTAAATAAGTTGTTTTACCTGTTCCTGGTGGACCGAAGATTAAATTAACTGACATTATTTTCCCTTTTTTGATGAAACCCGTCATGACAATCTCTACATACTAATAAATATATTGCACGTGATTTATGAAAAAGAAACCAATCTGTCCCTGCTTTTCCTTTTATCCTACCAGAAAAAGAAATTTCTAATGTTTCTTTAGGATTTACCCTAAAATAATGTTCTTTCCATTGTTGCCATAAATTTTTAAAAGGTGTTACATGATGACATACAACATCATTTTTTGCATAAAATTTTTCACATTGAAAACATGGTAATTTGTTACCATAGATATGATTAACATATTCTCCCCTTTCATTTAACTTAATACCTCTAAAGTTTTGTAAATATGGATTTCCTGCTTCACGTCGTGCTGCTTTTAGTTCTTTCATTTTAGGCGTAATGCCGTATTCTGAACCAAAGCAACTAAACATATCTTGCAAATTTACAGGTATAACAGCGCTTCCAAGATTGTTTGATTCAACAGGATCTAACTTATAGGCAAATTGTGGTTGCCAATAACTTTCCCAAGCAGGTTCTCCATTAACATATTCATATGAATGACAAACTTCTTTAAAAGCAATACACCAAGCAAAAGGTTTTTTTCCTTTAAATTTATGCTCTTTCCATTCTTCATTTTTAGTCAAATAATTATTCCACAGAAAATCAATGTCACTTTTTTTAATATGTGTATCTTCATCTAAATAAACTATTTTAGAACTTTCTGGTTTTGAAAATAACCACATTTGATCACGGAAATGATTAAGTGCTAACTGTTTTGTTTTAAAATTTTTTCTAAGAACGAAGTACATTAAAAAGGAATTGTTTCGGTAAATTCAGGTGTTTGATGTTCATGTTGATCTTTATCTTTTAATGCAAATGCTTTTGGAACGTACCATACACGACGAACCTTACCACTAATTCTTGTTGTTTCACTGTCTCCATCTAACCCTCTTATACTTGAATGTATCTGTGTTTGGTTAAAAGATTTAAATTGTTTTTTAGTAAGAAACTCAACCAATGCTTCAAGACGAAAATAAATTTTATCATTTTTATGTAATGCTTGACCTAAACGTAAACCTTCCCAATCTATTGCATCTCCTTGGTCCGTGATAAATTCTTCAAGTAACTCGGCAAATCTTCCTGCCGCTGTTACCTCTACAGGCATTTCAATAATCTTTACATTCGCTAATAATGCTTGAAGTCTCGCTGTCCAATCTCTAGGGTTTAATGCATTCGGTAAAATATTTACTCTACCCATACATGCTTTACGAAATAAATTTTGATCGTACAATTCATTATTAGATAAACTTAATCGTTTACCATCAACAGTTATAAACCATTGTGATTCATCTGACTGAAACTTTGTTAAATCATCAAACTTACTTTCAAAGTCATCACCAATACCAAACTTTCTTGTTTGACAAACAGAACTATTACAATGTGAACACATTGGTTCTATCTTGCATGTATAATTATAATCAGTTGTTTCATGTTGTTTTATTGTTTTGATAACCTCATTCATTTTTAAAGGTATCTCCATGTACTTCTGATTGAACTCTGATATTTTATCTTGCCAATCTTTTGGCCATTTCTTTTTTGCATACACACTGTAATGAAATAGAACTACATCTCTTGTACCTTGTTGTACTTTAGTTGACATAAATGTTTCAAGACATGGAGGTCCATCAGACATCTCTTTAAAATTTTTTTTCTTTTTTAATTTTATCTTAGCAAAATCTTCTTCGGATATTCTAAACTTTTCAACAAGAGTATAAAACTCTTCGAGAGTAGCTGCAGAACCATCATCCAAAAAAGCATACCTATTGTTATCAGTGCCGCCAAAGTAAGGAAGATTAAGAAAGTTCCCAACGTCTCCACGTTCCTTCTCAATCTTTTCTTGTTTAGGAAATATTTCACACCCTGCATAACCAAGTTCTCCCGCAATCTGTTCTAATTTTTGACGCATTAATCTTGCAGAAATAAAAGTCTTTGTAAAACAAAATATATGTGCGCCACCACTTTTGGAACGACATACAACTAAAGGAAACTCTTCTTCTCTAATTTTTTCTATTATTTTTTTATGATCTAAAGGGTAATCATCAATATCAATACAACCCCACTGACATGTGTTGTCATCTGTTATTGGTATAATACCTAAACTTCTTTCACCTGATAAGTGTTGTTCCCACAAATCATCGGTAGGTGGTTTCCTGACAATGAGAGATCTACCCTCCATCTTGCCTTTTTCGTTTATACCACCTTCTTTTTGATAGCAACCATGTGCTCTCTCTTGGCCTTTATATATTTCTTTAAACTTTTCCATCTGATGCTCATAATGTTAAAAAAGGGCGGTCGAGCCGCCCTTTATAAAAAGGTTTAGTACGGCGAATCCGTTTTTTTGTCTTCTTCACTTTCGTGTTTGACTTTGGCTACGCCTGTATTAACGTCTTGTGAGACACCTTTGGCCGTATTATAAAGGCCCGAGTCTTCATTAGAAAGAAAATCACCTGCGGTAATATCCCAACCATACCAAAATCCTTGATCGTTTTCTTCTTTAACTGTTCTAAGGTTATAGAATTTTGAAAACATTGGTGGTGTGAATGGACCATTCTTACCAATTATCTTGGTAGTTTTCATCATTGTGTTCCACTTACGACTTTTTTTAAGCTGTGTAGCTTTCATCGTAATCACTGCCGGTTCCCCCACATTATCTTTTACGAGTAAAACAAAATGATTAGCACATGTTTCCACATAGTTTCCATTTTCTAAACGATCTTTATTCATTTGATCTCTGGTTGTTTTTGTAAGTATATCACTGCCTGCATCATAAATATTAACAGGAGCGCCTGTACTTTCCTTTCCTCGATCTCTCCATTCTACATATTGTCTAGCATATGCACATGGTATGACTGTGACGCCATCTTTACCTTTGTACCATTCATTAGTTGCACTATTGTAAATGTCACCAGGTTTAGCACCATCTAAGTCTTCGAGTTCTTCTGACAAGGGTTGCAACACTTTCAACCGAGGTGTTGCTGTATCTTTGTCATCCATTCCTTCAAATCCCACTTGAGCATCAGTTTCAAACATATCATTGAAAGGAATGATTTCTGCGGTCTTCTTTTTTGTAACGGCTTTTTCCATTTTTACCTCTTTATTTTTTCGTTAATTTAGTCTTTGAACCAACAAAGACGCCAAATTTGTCCATAGGCAATTCATCACCATTGGTGATACGCTCACGGGCAAATGCTTTTAGGGTCATAGGTTCGACCCAAACCTTTTGCTGAACTGGTAATCCCAGTTCTGAAACTTTATTTTTAAAATCTTCTGCTTTATCATCTTCTCCACGACCAAAAGATGCGGACAATTGATTTTTAATTAAATCACCATGTCCGTGGTCCCTGAGCCAATCAAAAGCTTCCTCTTTATATTTAGCAGGTATCGATGCATAAATTGCAGGTACCACTTCTAATTTAGATCCGTCTTTTAATGAGATACTTGTTAAATTCATTTCGTTCATTTTTTCAGGAATTACTTCCTCACTTATTTTTCTAGCATCTTCTTTTATTTTTTTTAATGCCTTTTCTAACACAGACGCTTCGTCTTCTAAATCAACAAGCTTTTGCGATAACTCACTAATATCTTTTAATGCATCATCTTTGACATCTATGTTAACATCTTTTTCAAAATCAATCATCGATTTCTCCTTTCTCAAATAAATTAAACTTTACAGGATAATAACGGTTTTCCATTCTATCCCATTTTAAACATTGTATTCTACCACGATTCATTTCTGATGCAATAGCACATGCAATGCCCATCGCAACGGGATCACCCATAAGTAAAAGATAATCATCGTCACTAAAATCTTTCAATTTTCTTTTCAATTTATTTACAGTAGGTTGAGAACTTAAAACTAATTGTGTGCCTTTTGGCAACAGTAATTCTAACTTACCATAATTTTCAGCACTAAGAATATTTCTTCCTGGTACTTCTTGAACTACAAAAACTGTCATCTTTCTAATCTGCTAAATAATACTTGTATTCATATTAATCAAGCATTATATCTTAAATTAGAAATAATAATAGGATAACAATGGATTATAAGTTTAAAACAGAGCCATATGAGCATCAATTAAAAGCTTTAGGAGCTTCACATAACAAAGAAAACTTTGCTTTTTTTATGGAAATGGGAACAGGTAAGTCAAAAGTATTAATAGATAATATTGCCATGCTGCATGATAAAGGTAAAATTAATAGTGCATTAATTGTAGCTCCAAAAGGTGTGTATAGAAACTGGGAAAGACAAGAAATACCCACACATATGCCAGAGCATGTGGATTATTCTGTATTAGTTTGGAATCCTAGTTCAACAAGTTTCTTAAAAGAATACGCTAAGTTCTTGAAAAATGACGATAAATTAAAAATATTTCTTATCAATATAGATGCTTTTAGTACAGCTAGAGGAACTGAAATTGCTAAAAGATTTTTAGTAGCTACACAATGCTTAATGGCTATTGATGAATCAACAACTGTTAAAACACCTACAGCTAAAAGAACAAAGACTATTTGTAAAATGCGTACACTTGCAAAATATAGACGTATACTTACAGGTTCACCCGTAACAAAAAGTCCATTAGATCTATATACACAGTGTTATTTTTTAGACCCAGAACTTTTAGGTTTCGCATCTTATTATACTTTTAAAAATAGATATGCTGTTATGGTTAGTCGTAGTGTAGCAACTCATAGCTTTAAACAAATTATAGATTATCAACGTCTTGATGAACTTGAACATAAACTTAATCAATTTTCTTACAGAGTTTTAAAATCTGAGTGTTTAGATTTACCAGAGAAAGTTTACACAAAACGTTATATTGAAATGACACCTGAACAGAAAAAAATGTATATTGAGATGAAAAATTTTGCTTTATCAATTTTAGAAAGAGAAACAATTACAGCGGCAGGTGTGTTAACACAAATGATTAAGTTACATCAAATAACTTGTGGTCACGTGAAGACAGATGATGGTAAATTAATTGAACTTAAAAATAATAGATTAAATGAACTTTTAAATGTAATGGAGGAAATAGATGGAAAAGTCATTATATGGGCGGTTTATCGATATGATATTCAGCAAATTGAAAAAGCACTTTCAAAAAAATACGGACCTGACAGTGTTCGGTCTTTTTACGGGGACACTGATGCTAATGATCGTCAAGATATTGTTAGTTCCTTTCAAGATCCGAAATCTGATTTACGCTTTTTTGTTGGAAATCCGAGAACAGGTGGCTTCGGGCTCACTCTTACTGCTAGTCATACTGTTGTGTATTATAGCAACTCTTACGATTTAGAAATTCGTATGCAATCAGAAGATAGAGCTCATCGTATTGGACAGAAAGAAAAAGTTACATACATCGACTTTATTGCTGAAAAAACTGTAGATGAAAAAATAATTAAATCACTTCGTAATAAAATTAATATTGCAACAAAAGTATTAGGTGAAGATTTTAAAGAGTGGTTAATCTAAGCGTAAACTATTTTACCCTTATTATCTACATACACTAATTGTACTTTTAATTTTTTTTGAAAGACAGAAAGTGTTCTTCTTATGTAATCGTTTTTTTGTCTACCTGATTGTCGTATTGATTTTGTTTTAACATCAAATAACTTTATTGTTCCTTTTTCTGATATAGCTATTAAATCTACGGGACATTGTCTATGGTGTGGAGAAAAAACCCAGAACCCCTTCTTGAGTAAATCACAAATTACTAAATGCTCGCTAAGTACGCCTTTAATCTGTTTTTTGTTCATTGATCAGAATCTCAATTTTAGTTTCTAACCTAATCAGTCTCTCTTTTATTTCAGGTATTGTTTCTAAAATAGCACTTTCCATCATTATTTGTTTTGTTTCGAGGGCCGTGACACGTTGAGTAAGCATACCGTATACCATTCCTGCAGATACAAGTATCATGGCAAACCAAACGACGTTACGTAAATTAAAATCTTTTTCCATTATTCGTCATCTCCAACACGAATTGATTCTATTAACTCTACTAAATTATCTATTGGTTCAGTTATTTTTTCTAAGGTACTGGTTGCTAAATCTCCACCCATATCTAAAGCATCTTGAGCTGGATTTAAAATAAAGTCTAAATATTTTGCTGGAGTAAAAGCTTTTACAAGAGCTTCTAAACCACCTCCATAATCTCTAAACCCTTGTTCTTTTGTAAAGTCTAATCCTGCTTGACCAAAGTTTGGTAATTCAGCTATTCCACCTTCAGGTAAATCTGATAAATTTACAGCTGCTTTATTGTCTCCAGTAACTAAAGAAAAAAGATCTCCTAAAAACCCTTGACTTAACGCTGGGTTTACAAAGCTTGTTGGACCTGTTCTTCTTAAACCTTCAACAGCACTTTGACTTATTGGTAATGCCCCTCTCATTCTGTCATTATCACCTTGAAACATTTTATTTACTAAAAGTTGATAAACGTTTCTTTGTTCGTTTGGATCTGTAGTAAAAGCGCCTAAACCAACTAAAGGCTTTTTTATGTAATTTAAAATATCTCTATTTAAAATACCTTGACCGCCCTTTCCTTGATTTTGATTAGCTTCGTTAAGTGCGTTTATTAATGCAAAAGCATCGTCTTGAGTTTTGACATCATCTAGAAGAGTATTTCTTTCTCGTTCAATTAAAAAAGAATCATCTCCATCTTGTGGTTCTTGGTTTACTGCTATTTTATCTTGAAAAATTTCGGGTACGCCTCCTTGAGAACTTTGTACACCTCTTCTAAAAGATTCTGTTTCTTCAGGTGATGATGATTTATACTGACTAGATCCACTTGAACCTGCAATGTATGCACCTCTTCGATCATCTCCTGCTCCAAACCTTGCAACCATTACGCTACTCTCTGCCTTCCTACATTTGTTGACATGATACCACTAAATACTGGATCATCTTGACCAAATACAGATTGACCTGCAGCCATTGTGTTTGGATTAATTACATTTGCTTGTGATAAAGTTGAATTGTTTGCGATAGGTACTTGTGAATTTACTGTTGGTAGATCAGGACCTTTACCCATGGAATCAAGTGTTGGTAAAGTTGAACTTAAAGGATCTACTTGTGATTCACCAAACGGCCTATATTCACTCATAGATGATGGAACTATTTGAGGTACAGTTGCAGAATTTATTGGATCTCCACCTGTGCCTACTACTCCAAATTCATCTGCTAATCTATCATATGCCGATAGAACTGAAGCAAATTTAATATTATCAAAAATAGTTAAGTTGTGATCAATTAAATTTTTTGTGTTTGCTTGTTTAGCTAATATTCTTGCTAAGACTTCGTTTTTAAAAGTTGTTATACCAAATTCTACCAATAAGCCTGGGTTTAGTACAGACTCTCTTAAAAGTGACCTTTGAGAAGCACCCGCTATTGCACCACCTACATCGCCACCTTCAAGTAATCTACTTATGTATATTTTGTAATCAGTTAAGTTTTTAATAGATTTTTCATCAAAAAATTTTAAATAATTTTTATTTTTTAGAAGTTTATCTATTTCATTATTTAATGTTTTAAAATTTATTACATCTCCAACATCTCCTGTTTTAGCTGTGTCTACTGACTTATTTAAAATATTTTCAATTATACCTGCTCTTGCCGATATTACAAAATTTTCACCACCATTATTTATTAAAGTTTCAAGTACCTTATCAGTTCCTATTTTTTTACTATTAGCCTCTTTAATAGCTGCTTGTATAACTTCAAAATCTGTTCCTTGTTTTTCTAAAGCTTTTGTAAAAATGCTATTATTCATTAATTGTTCAAACTGAGAGATTTGTTTTAATTGTTCTATTTTTGCTTCAGAACCTTCTCCTAAGTAATATTTTAATGTATCAGGATCTTTAGCAAGCCAACCTTTTAATTTATCTCCTAAAACACTTGGATCTTTAATTAAATGTTGAACAAAAAGCTTTTTTAAATTTGTTTCAAATAAAATTGCATCTTTAGATGGTTCTTCATCAAAACCTCGAATTAATTTTTGCAAAACGACTCCTTTAATTCCTTGATCAGGATTAAAAATCATTTCTGTTAAGTCATCTAAGGATTCTGTTTTTTGCATTAACTTTTTAACAAATCCATAATTCATTACAGATTCAAAATCGTTTAAATTATTATTTATTAATTTTAAATTACTTAAAAATTCTGGAGAACCGTCAATATAATTTGCACTTTTATTAAATGATGGATCCATCATTCGTTTAACACTATTTAATACTTTTAATCCTATAGCCTTATCATAAGCGTTATCACTTTTTGAAAGATTATATGCTTTGTTTCTTATAGTTAAAAAAGCATCAAACGTTCTTTCAAAATTAGCTTGATTAGGTTTAATACCTCTTACAAAATCTCCAAAATTGTTTGCATTTATTGGTAAATTTTCAACTATGTTAACTAATTCTTGAGCTTCTTTACTAGCATCCTTTGAAATATTAAATTTAGGTATTTCAAATTTTTGTGTTTTTTTATTAAATATAGGAGTTTTATTTATAGTTTGGTTTATTGTGTTTATTTCATTTGATAAATTATTTTTTAATAAACTAAAATTTATTTGCGTTGGATTACCTGAGCCATCAGCATTTTTTTTTGTAAACTTTATTGTGTTTTGTTGTAATTTTTTTGTTAATTGATTCTGATTTAAAACATAGAAGTCAGTTAAATCATTAAAAAACTGTTCGTAAGATGATGCAGTTTTTTGATCAGGAAAAAACTGTAAAAGTTTCGCCATCTCACCTTCAAGATTTTTACTTATTTCAAGTAAGTCTAAAGGTTCCATGTCCCCTTGAGACTCTTTAAATTTTTTTAAACTATTTAATACCTCATCGGATTGTTGTCTTAAAGCTTGTTCAACAGTAGCGGTGAACTCACCTGCTTGATAAAATGATTTTCTTATTGCAGGGTTTGCAATTAATTGAGCTATAAGCAATGGTGGTAAATTTAATCTTTCAGCAGCTTCATTTAATTTTTCAGCTCCTTCGATATTTAACATTCTTTTACCTTGTAACCTTTTCATTAAAAGATCACCGGCTCCAAATATTACCGAGGATATCGCAGCATCAAATGCATCATCACCATCTAAAAAAACATCATTAAAAAAACTTAATCTTTCAATTACTGCATCATTATATTCATCTTCTCCGTACCCTCTTAAACTTTCAACGTTTTCTCTTAACTCTATCCCCGTTCTTGCTCCTCCAAAAGTAGCTGCCATTTTTGCTGTCAATCCTTTTTTATTAACGGCTAAAAATCCTAATGATTCTAATAAGGATTGTTCATCAATCATAGTTCCCATGATGCTTGGTATGTCACCTTTGTCAAAACCTTGAAAATTTAAAAATCTAAAATCCTTATCATCAGCATTTTTTTTAAATAGTTCTACATACTTTGTTTCTTCTGGACCCATTGGAACCATAAGTTGAACATATTCTCCTTCTGGAAATGCTTTTAAAAATTTCTTTTTTCTTGTTATAAAATCACTACTTCTTGCCATGTCTGATTTTACATCATATTCCGCAGTGAAAGGTAGTGATGCTCCTAATGCGCTAGTTGAGTCAATTGTTGCTCCCAACATACTTTCCATATATTTTACTTGATTATCAAAAGCCTCTTTTTCCGCTGCAACAATTAACTTATTTGATTCACTTTGTTTTGTTTTTATTCCAAGGACTGATTCAGAAAATTCTGAAAAAGGAAAAGGACTTGAAGGAAGCTCAGACACTTCTTCTTTAATATCTTCTTTTTCTTTATCTGATACTGAAAGAAATTCTGGGATATTTGTAAGTTTATTTAATTCATCTGTAGGTACTATTTGTTCTACAACTTTTGTATTTTTATTAGCCATTACATTAATTGATTTTGTTGAATTAAATAAATAGTAGAAGTTTTATCGGCTCTCATCTCACCTAAATTAATAGAATAAATAGGTGAATTAGGTTCAAAATCAGCAACTTTATTACCATTCACTGGATTTACAAATACTCCATCTGTATTAGCATAACCTAAGAATTTAATTTGACCATTTTGATTTAATTCATTTACCTTACCAACGTTTTTATCGTTTATAAATATATCTCTTTGTGATTTATTTAATTTTTCTGTTGAAGCAAGATCACCAACACCTTGTAGTATTTCTAATCCTTCTTTATATTCATCTGACAATTTGTAGTCATTGTAAGCTTTTTGTTGTATATTTAAAATTTTAACAGCACCGTCAGCTAAATTTAATGATTCTCCGTTAACAGTTCCTTTGGTAAATAATTCTGTCATTAGATTGCCTGCTTCTTGTTTAATTTTTGCGTCCGCTATATTCATATTAATGATAAAGCGTTGTGACTCAGGATGAAAAAATACAGCGCCGTTAGATTGTGCAATAGCTTCAAACTCTTTCGTGTTTAAGTTTCCTGGTATAGCGCCACCTGATGCTGTGTCTAATGTAGCTCTGTTTGATAATGCAATAGCAACATCAGTATTTGCTGCTTCACCACCTACAAATGCATCCAATGCTGTTTGAACGGTTGGAGGTAAGCCATTGTATAAGTTTGGAAACTGTGCTTTTAAATCTCCAAGATATTTTCTTGTATCAAAAAAGCTTTGCCCTGTTATAGCTTCATCTAATGTAGCTAATTGATTGTTGAAGTTTACTTCGCTCTCAGCTGCTAATAGACCGTCCTGTATTGCGTTTTCAATTAAAGGTCGAGCATAATCTAATTTTGCTTCTAATTCTTTTTCAAATAAAAGTATTTCTTTTGCTTCACCCGGGCTTAGTACATTTCTTGCTCCAGTCAATACCTGTGCTATTTTTGCTGTTTTTTCATCGTCAGACATATCTGAATTTTTAATGAAATCAATTTTTTGCATAAATATTGGAGCATCTTGATTCTTAGGAGCAGTCATTGTATGAATTTTAGGATCAAAATCTTTTTCTTTAACTCTTAAACCTTGATCTATCATTATACCTTTATCTTTGTCTTCAATTTTAGAATAAACGGTTATTGTGTCCTCCTTAACAGGATCACTTAAATTATGAATATTATAATCAATCTGATCAACAGGTATGAAAAGTTGATCACCCTTTTTAATTCCTTTTTCAGGATTATCTACTTTTGAATAAACAGTTTTTTTCTCTACTTTTGCTGGTTCTTTTGGTGCCGCTATATTATGTAATTTTGCATCAAAAGCACTTCTTAAAATTGGAACTTGTTGACCAGCAACAATGCCTTCATTTGCGTTATCAGATTTGTAATAAACATTTATATATTCATCTTTTAATCCCTCTGCGGGTGCCTCTAAATTGTGTATAGATGAATCAAAGTCTGAACGAAGTATTGGTATTAGTTGACCTTTAGTTATTTTTTTATCTGAGTCATCTACTGTTGAATACACATTAATATATTCATCTCCTGGTGCTTTTGTTGGACCTTCTAAATTGTGTTTAGATGCATCAAATTCTGAACGTAGAATTGGTAATTTTTGACCTTTAGTTATTTTTTTATCTGGGTCATCTACTGTTGAAAAAACATCTATGTAACTATCTTCTATTCCTTTAGGTGCATTTATCTGATGTATGGATGAATCAAATTTTGAACGTAAAATTGGTATTTGTTGACCTATTTTTACATTATTGTCGGGGTCATCTATTGTTGAAAACACATTAATATATTCATCCTCTATAACTTTAGGAGCCTCTAAATCATGAATTTTTGGATCAAATTGAGCTCTAAGAATTGGTAATTTTTGACCTTTAGATATTCCTAAGTCCGCAATGTCATTTTTTGCATAAACCTCAAGGTAATCAGGATCTGCTGGATCTGCTAACATTTTTTGAGCCGTAATATCAAAAAGTTTTGATGCTGCAATTTGTGCTGCTGGATCTTGATAAGGTTTTATATTTGCAAGAGCAGGAGCTGCTGCACTTAAATCTGTTAAAGTTCGTAAACCAATACTTTGATCAGGTCCATCTACACCTGGCCGTCCTCCTCTGGCTGACTCACCGAGTCGTGCAAAAAAATCAAATAACGCTGGTGCGTTTTGTGAAAAAAAACCTCTTTGTTCAGGAACAAGACCTTGAGCTAAATCATATAGCTTTTGATATTCTTCACTGTCAGCATAAAGTCCTTTCTTTGCTTTCATTACAGGAACGAGTCCTGATGTAATACCCGTGCCACGTGAATTTAACTTCATTCTTTCAGGCTGATTTACAAACATCTTTCTATTATAAATTGCCATTATCTATTAAAACTCCCGAACCCCTCTAATAATGTTCCGATACCTGTACCTAGTGAACCAATACCACTTGCAAATTGTAAAAATGGATTTGATGGTGTAACTGGCATTTGTGAAATAGTTTGACCACCGAAAGGTAATCCAGCCAATACATCTGTTCCAAAAGAAATTCGTTGGAAAGGTTCTTGTTGTTGTGCTGCAATATTTTGTCTTTGCGCTTCTAAACCAGCTTGTAGTAATTGTTGTTGCTGACCCCCTACGCCGAGTAAGGTGCTTATATCTTGACCTAGCATTTGTTGACCTAATTGACCAATACCACCTTGTGTTCTTGCTAAATTTGCTAATTGTTGTCCTACAGATAGTTGTCTACGTTGTTGAGCTTCTTGTGCAGCTTGAGCTCCTGCTAAAGCTTGTTGATAGTTTCGTGATGCATCTTCAAATATACGTCGTGATTTTATATCACCTAAATTTCTTTGTAATTCTGCTTCTTGTACCCCGTATCGTGAACCACCAAAAACACCACCTTTTACAGCTTGCCCTGCTAATTGATTTTGTGCCATGGCACCTTGTCTATCTATTTCTTTTAAAGCTTCTTGTGTTACAAATTGTTGATAGGGATCTCTAAATTGATCTATATTTTGTGTTGTTGGAACAAATTGTTGAGTTGCTCCAGTTAATGCTTGACCTGCCGTTCCCGCTGTTTGTCCAGCTTGTGTCACATAAGGTTGAAAAGCTCCTATTCCCGCACCTGCTAAATCAAAAGCTGTTTGTTGTGGTTGCGTGAACCCTGCAACTTGTTGCATTGGTATATCACGTGGTTGATTAATTAAACCTTGTACGTAATCTGGGTCTCCTTCTTTACCTCTTCCAAATAATGTTAAGAGTAAATCTTTTTGACGTTCTTGTACATAATCTGGTGGTAGTTGTTGTTGTATTTGCGTTTGAGTAGCCATTATCCTTGTGCCTCCAATTGATCCATCATTTCATACATTTTTCTTGCACCTTCCATTCTGTCACCATTACCCGCGCCTTTCACAGCCTTAGCTGTCATAACAAATTCACCGTCACTTAACATAGCAGGAATACTATCAGATGTACCTGTACCTGGTCCACTTATTTCTCCAGTCTTGCGAGGGAACTCTGAAGTTCCACCTTGAGCCATCATCATAACATTTTCAATTCCTCTTAATTCGTTTGTTGGTTCTTGCATAAATCCTCCGTTCGCAGCATTTTGTACTAAGTTACCTTGCATGTTGTAATAAGGACCAGCTATACCTCCACCTAATTGTAAATCTAATAATTGACCGGGTGTTAAATTTAATGATTGTGCTACATAATCAGATCCAGGAAACTTACCATCAAATTCATTTTTTTGCTCAGGTGTATCAAATAATCCAAATGGAGATAATGCTGCACCTGTGATTGCACTTGCACCACCTAATCTTGATAATAATTTTGTAGCATCTACCTTATCAACAATTTTTCCATCTGCACCTTCAACTTGTTTTGTAGGTAAAAACTTACCGCCACTTCCAAATAAACCGTCTTCTACGCCACCCTTTTTACCTAATAAAAATTCTCCAAAACCACCTGCTCCAGTTTTTCCTGCACCAGTTAGAGCTTCTGCAAATTTACTATTACCAAAAAATGATTTGTTTGCCCCTGTCATGTCAAACTTACCAAACTTCAATCCTGGACTTGCGTTCGCTAAAAACGCTGCTTGTGCTATTTCTCCAAATCCTGCGTCAGGATCTGCTAAGGCACCAATTCCTGCAAACAACGGATTACCCGTCGCTAATGCGAGTACAGTACCCAAATATTTTTCAGAATCGCCAGGTAGCGCTTTCGCCACCATTTTTCGTAATTTTTTAAGCATAATCTCCTAGTGCAATTTATGTGATTGAAAAACGCAAGGAGGCCGCCCTTGATTATAAGCCTATTTAATTATATTATTATAGGCAAATTTCATGTAATGTGCAATCAGAAATATGACCTTTGACATTAAGAAAGTACCCATGGTCCGTGTAACGTGGCTCGATGCCCGTGATACAGAGACAGGATGGCTAGATATAAAGGACGTTATGAACGCTCCTTTAGCAACATGTCAAGAAGTTGGTTGGTTAATTCACAATAATAAAGAGAAAGTAATCATTATGCGATCTTATAGTAAAGACAAAGACGATATATCAGGTGGTGGCGCTATCGCTATACCGAAAGGGTGGGTAACAAAGATAGAATACTTATCCGTTGACTACGCAGAACAAGAATAGCTTGTCAAGAAAACAATTATTAAAAAGATTATTGATTGGGAGAAAAATATGTTTAAATTAGATTCTCACCAAAATACAAAATCACAGGAGACATTATGGAAAATCAAGAAGTACTAAAAGCCATAGCTGTCCTCGCTGACAAGGTGGGGCGCTATCATGAACGTTTAATGTTTATGGAAAGAGAATTAGAAAAACATCAGAAAGACAACTCAAGTCACTGTGATGAAAACTGCGAATGCAGGAAAAACTAAAGTTCTCCTCCAGATCCAAAAACGTCTGGCATTTTAACAACGCGAATGGTAACATCTTTGGTCTTCGTTGAAGCCCAAGGATTACCACAGTCGCTACAATTACCTGTTGCTAACTCTTCCGAATCAACTTCATTGCTACAATTACTACAATATACTTTTTCCCAAACCTCTGGTTTTAAAACAGGAACTTTATTACCGTTTACTACTTCGTGACCAATGACTTCAGCGTCTTGTACTTTTTTACCTATTTCTGACATTACGTTATCTCCATTATACTTAATAAAATTTCAACAGCATTACCAGTAGCTGCTTCAATCTTTATTTGATCCGCTTCTTCTAACACAATTGGATGTGTTAGTATTTCTTTTACCTCTGGATGACTTAAATTATCATCGTGTAATAAAATCTCTAAATTAGAATTGCTAGAGTCCAACATCCTTACTTTTACATTAACAGTACCACCACTAATATTTGAAATAATAATACTTTTAATAATAGTCGTGGTCGGTGGGACGGGAGGCACGGCTCCTGAATCACCTGTTGGTACCGTATATACCATTGTATTAGCCGTTGTCGGCGGCTGTAAACTAACGCTTTTAAATGTATCAACCAAGGAACCACGTCCTTGCTGTTGACTCGTCTTTTATATCTTGTTGAAAACCAAAGTTTAATTGTTGTGTAATTTGTTCAAGAATACGAATAAGAGCGTTAAATTGATCTGCTTGATATTCAGGTGTTGCATCTGGTAATCTTGTTGTCGCTATTTTAGCCATTATCTACCTCCATCTGGTTTAACATCAACACGTAATGTACCATATCGCCAATTAGAATCCAACGTATTACTTAAGATTTTTACATTTGCTTGACGTGCTCTACCGCGTATATCAAAAAATTCAGTAGATGTTGTTACAGTTCTGCTAATTGTAGCTAAATTAGATTGAGCAGGATAAGTTTTAAATCCTAATGTAATTGTAGCATCACCTTCTTGATTTTTAAAATCAGGAATTCCTCTACTTATAGAAAGTAACTGTTGGCCATCTTGAATATCAAAATCACCTGATTGAATAAAAGATGTCATAGCTGATTGATTATCATTAACACCTTCTTCATGTTCAAAAAATGTTGATGCCCCAGCTGTTACTCCTTTTACTGTAGGTGTTGTTGGAATATCTGTTGTTGAATATTGAGTTGCGTAAGGTCTTTGATATACACCGTAGTCCGTCCATGTTGTTCTCGCTAACGTATTTGTATACCATGTTTTTTCCAAATAATTATAGGTTACTGATCGATCAATTTGATTAGAAGTGTTGGATGCATAGAACCATGTAACTTCATTAAATTCTGAGTTAACTCCAGCAAAAGTTTCAGGTTGCTGTGTTATTGAAAAATCTTCAAAGACAAAATCTTGAACACTACAAGGAATTTTTTTCACTGTACCATCATATAAATAAAAAGAATTCTGTGACATCCAGTAAGCTATTCCATTTACATCTACAGCAGCATGTACACCCACAGAACCACAGTTTGCGCCTAATTGAACAAGAGAAAATGTAAAAGGTGCACCTACAAATTGTAATGCATTTAAAGAAGTGTCCGTCCATACAAGGACCGCGTTACGAGATCTCACTGCCGATACAATTTTAGACCCGTCTTGAATTCTAAAAGAACCTGCCGTATTTGTGGCTACTGGTACAAAGTCATTTGTTGTTTCTTGTGAAGCAAATCGTAAAAATAAATCATCTTGTGTTGTTGCAGTGCCAATAGTTGTTTCTGTACCAAATAAGAAAACATGTCGATCAGGCATAGATACTAAATTAAATCTTGAACTTGTTGGTGCACCTGAAATAACTGTTGCTCTTGTATCTGTTCCATTTGAAGTGTCCCATAAAAAAGTTTCGCCTTTACTTACTGTAGCAATTAAGTCTTCACCGAAATTATCAAAACTCCAATTACGAGCATCTATCGTTACACTTGATGTTTTCCTTGGTTCGTTCCAACCAGGATCAGTTGGTGCTGTATAGTCAGGAGAGTTCCAAGTATGTGTTCCCCACCCATAACCATAAGCTGATTGAGCTGTTCCTATATTTATTTGGTAATTTGCATTTCCTGTTCCCCCGCCACCTGATGTTGATCCTGTCGCTGTATCCGTATGAGTAACAATATAATTATTTGAATCAGTTACCGTTGTAACTTCAAATTCTGAATTCATATCTAAACCATCAATTGTAGAAAAAGAATCAAAGGTAACAAAATCGCCTTGAATAGCTCCATGACTTGAATCTTGAACACTTACACTTGTAGTACCATCAGTTGTAAAAGGATTTGTTAAACTTATAGGCCCTCTTCTTATAGGAGTTACATCAAAAGCTGTCCCTTCTGAATAAATATAAAATTTTCTATCAGTTCCTAAAGCAGTGTATCGAACACCATTTAAATCTGACCATGCATGTATACCACGCACAACGCCTATTAATGTATCAGAAATAAGCTGTAACCAACCACCTATTTTTTGTGGTAAGCCATAATGAAACCGTACATTTTGTGCATCGGTCCAACGACCTTCTGCGCCATATTCTGTATCTTGTTTATCAATACCAGGAACTATATTTAATTTTGTTAGCATTATGCGATCCTCATAAATCTATATATTAATTCACCAGCACCGCCTGCAGAACCAGCTGTACCCGAATTGTAGTTTTCAGCACCACCACCAGCACCACCACCACCTTGTGTGCCTGCTGTAGATGGGGTGTTAACTAATCCACCATCACCACCTGTACCTGCTAAACCACTGTAAGAGTCAGCACCATCACTACCATTTATTTGACAGTTGTCTCCACCACAGTTACCATTATTGCCACCTGTAACTCCGTTACCTGAGTCATTAAAAGTGCTTGTAGGGCCACTTGAAAAACTTGTTATATTAATTCCGTCCACGGTAGTTCCAGAAGATAAAGAAGTTCCCGCTGTCGCTGTTCCTCCTGTACCTGCTGTATTAGATCGAAGAGGTCCTTGCACTCCACCACCTGATACAGAAGAAGCTCCACCACCAGCAAGAGAAAAAAGTGAACCTGTGGTTGTGCCGCTTAAACTTGTTAAGGTACCTGCACCTGCTGACCCACTGTATGCACCAGTGCCAGCAGATCCCCCTGTTCCTACTACTAATGTTAAAGTTTCTCCTCCAACAACTGTGTATACACGATCAGAAATATAAGCTCCTGATCCACCACCTGGTCCAGAAGATTCACCACCAGCTTTGTCATAAGATGTACCTGTGTAACCACCTCCACCTCCACCAACTGCTTGTTTAATATGAATAGCGTTTGCTGTAGCAGGTACTGCAATTGATCCTGAAGATCCTGTTGTAAAAGAAGTAGGTGTTTCAAAGATAACAAAAGCGGTTCTCCATACACCGCCGTCTTTTACATAGGCATTATTTATTGTTTGGTTTGTAAAAGAAGTTCCGTCACGTACATAGAGTCTATCTATTGTACGCCAAGCTCCACCATCTTTAACATATACTGGCATTATGCATTAGCTATATTGATACCAAATATCGCCATTAGATCCGCCACTCGGAGCTGATGTGCTTACCGTTCTTGTACCGTTAGCATTAGTTCCTGCAGTCGCAGAAATAAACGCTTGAACATTACTTCCAATTGCTACACCAAGATTAGTTCTTGATGTTGATGCGTCAGCTAGATCGCTTAGATTACTTGCTGTTTGTGCAACGCCTGAAACATTGGCGCCTGAAAATTTATAACGAATAGATGCGTATGTTGCCATATTATTTCTCCAATAGTTTCCATCCATAGGTTGATCCCGAATAGATCAACGCAAAAGCAGCACCTTCTGTTGCTACTGTTAAATCTGATGCCGCCCCATCAATCTTTTCACTATTACGACCGACAGTTAAATTGTTTGTATCAAATGTATTTGCTAAATCTAAGAAACGTACTTCATCACCAACACTAGGTGAAGCTGGTAGTGTAATAGTAAAAGCAGCACTAGATGTATCAGCAAATATTTTATCACCAGGAAAAGCGGTATATGTTGTTGTCTTTGTTACCCAGTCACTTCCTTGTGTTTGTATTTCATACCAATTAGTGCCGTCTGTAGAAATAAAAATGTTTCTGTCAGGATTAATTACAAATGTATTACCAGATGCTCCAAGTCTTGCTGTAATTGTATAGGATGAACTTGCATTACGTAAAAAATATAATTTTTCTACAGCTGGAAACTGTATAATAAAGTCACTACTGTGACCTGTAAAGACGATAGCTGCTTGTCTTGCTTCGTTGTTTGCTTGTGTCTGTGGACCGTTGTTTGTAGTTAAAGTATAAGGACTTGATTCAGCACCTAAATTTTTACTATAGACACCTGCAATTGACTGCTCAATCGATTGCGAAAAGTTATTATTTGTGGTGTTACCCCAAGAATTTGACTGATCACCTGATCCAATTAATTCTATTTTTAATCTTGTTGAATATGTACTTGTCATAGTTTAAGCTGCATCCTTCCAATCTATTGTAGCACTATCATCAACATTTGTCCACGTCGATGTTTCTGAGTCATCAACCTCTTGCCAACCATAAACAGCTGGTGTTCCTAACACTGAAGTCATAGATAAACCAGAAGGAAGCGCTGTAGAGTTTATTATAATATTTGGTGATCCTATTGATGAAATTATAAACTGACCTGTTGGTATAGCTGTAGCTGTAGAACTTACATTAGGAACACCCAATGCTGTGCTCATAGACTGACCAGTAGGAATTACTGTTAATGCTGGTGTTAAAGCACCAAGTGACGAAGTCATTGAAACACCAGAAGGAAGAGCTGCCACTGCGATAGCAACACTACCATTGGAGGAGGTTATAGACTGACCAGTAGGAATAGCCTCTACGTTAGCTGTAGTTGCTCCTAAAGCAGAAGTCATAGACTGACCCGTTACTTGAACAGTAGCTGTTCCTGAAACAGCGGCTGTTCCTACGTTTGTTAAAACATTAAATCCTGGAGGCTCTATTGTTGAACCATGACTTATTCCCACTGAACCAACAGCAGAAGTCATAGACTGACCCGTTACTTGAACAGTTATGCCTGCTAATATTGTTGTTGTTCCAACAGCAGAAGTCATAGACTGACCAGTAGGTAAAGCTTTTAATTCTATGGTCGGTGATCCAAAAGCCGTAGAGACTGATTGACCTGTAAGTGTTACATTGCCATCTGTAACTAAAGATACTGAACCAACAGCAGAAGTCATAGACTGACCAGTAGGAATTACATCTAATGCTCCTCCAACTGTTCCAAGTGCAGAAGTCATAGACTGACCCGTTATTGTTGGTACAAGTCCTATAGTTGTTGAACCTAATGCAGTTGTTGCTGATAAGCCAGATACCGCAACTAACGCACTTTGACCACTAAGGGTTGAAAAAGGGGCTTCTGAAAAACCTGATAAACCTAATGCCATAAAGGCATTTTAACTATAAAAAGTGAATTAGTCTACTGTGCTTTTTTATAATACGAAGGTAATCCAAGCATAGGCCTACCATCAAAAGCATTGCTTTCTTGAAACTGGCCCGCTTTATTATTGTAATGTAAGAATACTTGACCACAGTCTTGACCTTCAAAAGCATCACGCCAATGTTCTAGGTCACATCCACTATATACAAGCATATCTCCTGGTTTTAATATAACTTTTTTACCTTTATTACCAAACCCTTCTGTTGGATCTAAATATATAGGCCATTCATCACCACCAAGATTTAAGGTGCATGATATTTCACATGATGGTCTATCTTTATGTCGATGTAGTATATCACCATATTTATAAATTCTTGCATAAGTATAGGTTGGAATTAAATTCATTTTTGTTACTTCCATCATTTTTGGTCGTACTCTTACCATTAATGTTTCCATGACAAGATCTGCATAATGAGAATAGGTGTCAGGTATTTGACTATCTTTCCACGTTCCCCAACTTTCATCAAAAGGAGATATGTATCTTGTATCTTGTAAATGTTTTGCTACTTGTCTTTTGTTTAAAAAATATGCATAACAAAAACCAGCAACATCTTTTGATATTGCTTTTTTTACTACTTCATATTTATCTTTTTCAAAACTCATTTTTTCTCCTCTGTTTTCATAAAACTATTATGTATTGCTTGTATGTTAAAATGTATAAAACGAAACGCTTGATTAGGTCCACCTACAGAGTATTGATGTGTAACGTAAGCAGGCATAATTATTAATGTACCTGGTGTAGGTTTCCAATGTGCTGAATCAGAAGCATAGGTAATTTGTGTTTGATCTTTTTGTGGTAAGGCTGATAACAAAGCAGCGGGCCGTGGGTCGTGTATCACGGGCACGGGACCGTCTTCATCTCTTTTTAAATACAAAAATCCTGATACATGATTATTAGGATGAACATGTGAGTTGTGATGACCACCTCCATCTTTAGGAAATTCTTGTACCCAACATTCAGTAAACACACATGTATGATTAGATAAATCAAAACCCATTTGATCTAAAAATTCCCATGACCGTTGACCTATATGATCTATATAAAATTTAAGTTCAGGATCCGAAGCTATTTGATATGAATGAGCTACCTCACCAAAATCTGAATTTTTCTTTTTAACTCTTTCTTTGTATTTTTTTGATTGTTTAATTTGATCTAAATGCTTTTCACATTTTTTATTTATGTCATCTACCCAATGAGATAAATTTTCCATGTATATAGGTGTTTTAAAATATTCTTGAAATGCCATCATGTGTGAGGCCATCCTTGATGCCAATTAACTAATGAATACCTTGTACCTGATGTTACTGGAGTAACACGGTGCCAAACAAAAGAAGGAAATATTGTTACTGAACCTTTTAACCTTGCAGGTTTTATAACATGAACTGCCTCTTTGTTAGGTTCATTTAAATTTACTTCAAAGTCACCGCCTTCATATTCACTGCCATCCACTAAAGCTACGGTCATTGATAGTTTTCTTATTTTACCGTTTTCATTTTTTCTTGGTCCACTATCCGTGTGCCAATCATAATGTTGTTTTTTTGATCCTACGTATTTTGTAAATTGACAAGCCTCAGAAAAATCCCATTGAAAATTCCAACCCGCATTTGCATTTGCTTCATGTACTAAAGGATGTAACTCACGATAAATCCATACAGGATCCATCCATACAACATTTGAGCTACGTTGTTTTTCTAATTTTTTTTGTTCGTTAGGTGTCATGTTGTCTTTATCATAACCCCATGTAACACCTGTTTCTTCTTTTAATTCTTTTCCATATGCAACAATATCATCACATATTCGTGATGGTATAGCTCCATGAAAACACCAATAATAATTTTCTAACTGCATTCTAATTTTCTTATTTTATCTTATACCTTCTTTAATTAATTTTTCAAGATTGTCATGCACATTTTGATATTTTTCTATGGTATTTGTTGGTATCATTGACATATAATCATATTGATTTTTCTCTATTTTACTTGTTCTAATAGTGTGCCATGGCACATCATCATCAAAATAAGACAGATTATTTACTGCAAATTGATCAATATTCTTAAGATTTATATTATATCTCGGAGCTTCAATAAAATCAAAAATGGTATTTATTGTTTCTTGAGGATTGTTAACTAATTGATCGTATGTAACAATAACATAATCTTCCTCACTTTTAATTATGTTTTCTATACTCCAAATACAATTACCTAAGTTTAATGTTTTGCTCATTAACTCATCACATAGTTTTTCATCAAATTGATTCATAGCTTTTAATGTTGAAGCTAAACATTCAAATACTGGTCTGTATAAAATTACAAATTTTCTAGGTATATTAAGATCTTTTAAATATTGTAAATTACCTGGTTTACCCCAATCACCTCTATCTAAAACATAACTACAGTGATAGTGATCATAGTAAGAATATAATGCATTTTTTGCAGCATCTAACAAACCTTGTTTGTCAGGAAAGTTTTTATAAATATCTGTTTGATCAATACATAATATTCGATGAATCATTTCAACAGCTATACTGTTTGGTGTAACTTTTATAAAATTTGTTTGATTAATTAGTGAGCCAAGCAAAGTATTACCTGCTCTTGGCATAGACGATAAAAAATTAATTTTGATACTTGTACCTAATAACTACTTTACCAGAACCACCAGCTCCGCCATTACTAGCAGTTTGACCACCAGCACCGCCTCCGCCTCCGCCTGTATTAGCCGTTCCGCCACTACCAGGAGAGCCAGTATTATTATCTGCGCCAGCTCCGCCACCATCAGAAGCAGTTCCGCCAGCACAATCACCAAATTGACCACCGCCGCCTCCTCCGCCACCAGAATTTCCTACAGGAGAACCTGAAATATTAGAAGTTGTTCCAGCACCACCAAGACCTCCGCCAGTGCTTACTCTTACATCACCACCAACTCCGCCAGCGCCACCGCCACCCATTCCAGCACGAAAAGAACCAGGAGATGCTCCACCAGTGTAACCACCATCAGTACCTTGAGGAGGACTTACAGGAGGAGTGTTACCTGTTCCATTGCCTCTTGCGTACGCGCCACCGCCACCAGATCCACCATTAGCTCCAGGAAAACCTTGATTATAAGAAGCACCATTACCACCACCTGCAGAAGTTATTGTTGAAAAAACAGAATTTAAACCTGGGTCTGAAGTACCTGCACCGCCGCCACCTACGGTAATAGGATAAGCTTGAGCCGTAACTGTTAAACCTGCGGGAGCATTTAGAGGAGAAGCTGTATAGGGATCGCCAGAAGCTTTACCTTCACGGTATCCGCCAGCACCACCTCCGCCACCACCAGTAGAAGAAGCAGGATTATTTGTACCGCCACCACCGCCACCAGCTATGACCATATATGAAACTTCGTCTCCACCGCCAGCAGAGTTGCCAACAGAAGAAACGGTAAAAGTACCAGTAGAATTAAACGTATGTATTTTGTAATCACCAGAAGTAGTTTCCGTACCACCTGAAGCTGCTATGTATGTAGGATTTACTATTTTTCCATCACTGTTACTAATAGCTATCCAACCTTGAGTTGAGTCTTGATAAAGTAGTGTTACTGATTCTCTTTCATTTTCTAAAGCAACATCTTGAGTAGCACCTTCTATTTTTTCAGAACCATCAGGAGCAATAGTACATGCATTTGTATTCCAAGTTCCTGCATAATCTACTAAACCAATTTGTGTTCCAGCAGAACCTGCTGGTAAATTTACGGTGATAGCACCTCCTGTTGTATTTACTAAATATCCTTTTCCTGCCACAGCAGTAAATGTTGATGTCTTTACATCGGATGTTTGCCAGTCAAGAGCACCAAAGCCCGTTGCGGTTCCTGAATTTGTTATAGTTCCTGCAATATTTAATGTGGCTCCCGAAGGTAATGTTATAGTGTCACCTGAAGCCCCTACTTGTAAAGCGGTACCTGATTGAGGTTCTATCTTGTCTGTTTTAAGTGTATTATTTACGCCATCAATTTCAATCGTCATAATGCCTCTTTGATAGCATTATTTTATAGCAATTGGAACTGAAATGAAAGAGCTACTATTGGGTCTTTATTAAAATTTTTGCTTATAGAATGCCTTAAATAGGAGGAAAATATAATAAGAGTATCTTCTTTTAATTCTTGTTTCCACCGTCTTTTTTTGTTTCTTCCAAACTCATATTCAAACATGACAGTTGATGGTTTGTCTCCTTCTTTTAAACAATATAAAACAGATATTTCAGGAGATCCTTCATAATCCCAATCATCAATATGATGATGCGATCCTAAATTTTCATTAGGCATTAATACTAAACCACCTCTTTTAACCAATATAGGAGTAGGTCCATACTCTCCTCGGTAATGATCTCTCATATAATCATGTATCCAAGCTAGATGTTGATGATCATCTATCTTTACATAATTATAATCAGCATACCAATCTTCGTCATTTAAACGTTTATCTAAAACGTGATTACGAATGGCGTTTGCTATTAAATTTTTTTTATCTACTTTAAGAAGATCAGAAACTTTATGTGTAATAACAAACTGTTCGGATAGAACTTTCTTATTAAACATTAATTATAAGGCAACCCAAGCGGAAGCACTAGCATCCCATCTAAAATTATTAACTGGATCGGATACATCTTTGCAAACCCAACGAGTGTTAGTTTCATCCCAGAAAATTTCGTAATTAGCTACCCTTGCATCTCCAGCACTTGTTCCATCTGGTGCTTTGTTAGCATCAATGTCTGCTTGTGTCCAAGTTGTATTATATGTCGTAACACTTGGATAAGCTACAGGAGCTTCCCAAACACATGTAGTTTCATTGACGACCCATGATGCATGTGGTTTTGGCGGAATAAATGCATCACGGTCCTCATCATAAGTGTAACCTATTCCCGCATAATTTTTGCGAAAAGGAGTTCCACCTAAAGAGTGAACATTAGCTTGTGTATTGTAAGATGTTTGTTTCCATAAAGGCCATCCGTGTATATTTTCTAAGAACTGTATCCCTACTTGTTCATCTTCATTATTATCAGCGTTTTGACAGTCTGCATCTGCAACGACTTCTACGCCAATAACTTTTGAATTAATTCCTAATTTTGCGAAATGTGCCATATCTATCTCCTTATATTATATTAAAAATCTTTTTTGTTAAACATTAATTTTGGTATTTGTATCTTATTACTACAACACCCGAACCACCATTACCACCGCCAGCAGGAGGAGGAGTCGGACCGCCAGAACCTGGGCCAGAACCACCACCACCGCCACCTGTATTAGCAGTTCCAGGAGTGCCTGATCTTTCAGGTACAGGTGCGGCACATCCTTTACCGCCAGCACCGCCACCACCAGCACCGCCAGCAGTATTTGTTCCAGAGCCGTATGAACCACCTGATCCACCGCCTGCGTAAGTTATAGGAGAACCTGTAATACTAAGGGGAGATCCCGCACCGCCAGGGCTACCGTTTGAATCATTCGCATTAAGTGCACCATTAGCGCTGTGACCACCGCCACCTCCACCGCCAAAACCAGCACTAGATCCATTACCACCAGGATTACCTTGAGGAGGACTAACAGGAGGGGTATTACCTGTGCCTTCAACACCGCATCCATATGCACCGCCACCACCAGATCCACCATTAGCACCAGCTTTGCCAGGAGTTGAATCAGGGCCACCGCCCCCTCCACCGCCGCCAGCTGAAGTTATTGTTGAAAAAGTTGAATTAGTTCCACTAGGAGCTGTTCCTGTTCCACCAGATCCACCTGCACCTACAGTGATAGGATAAGCTTGTACAGAAACAGGTGTACCGCCCGTAGCTGGATTTGGAAAAGAAAATCTCATTCCACCAGCGCCAGCGCCACCAGCTCCACCTTGAGGACCAGTTGATTGAACTGCACCACCACCACCGCCTGCAACTACAAGATAGTCAACGGTAGTTGAACCAGAAGTATTTCCTGCACAACTAACTGTAAATGTTCCACTAGCAGTAAAAGTATGAATTTTGTAATCGCCTGAAGTAGTAATAGTACCACCTGTAGCTGTTACATAACTTGCTGCTTCTAAATCTCCGACATTAGATTCTTGTACATATAACCACCCTTTGGTAGCATCTACATATACAAGAACAACACTTGCTCTGTTTGTAGACAACACTGAATCAGTAGCATTACCTTGAATGTTAGAACTGTTTCGTCCTATTGTTAAATTGTTTGTTGCAAACGTTGCTGCGTAATCTTTAAATGCTACAACATCTCCTGGACTTGGACTAGATGGTAATGTAGCAGTAATAGCTCCACTTGTTGTATTAATAAAATATCCTTCACTAGATACTGCTGTAAAGTCTCCTGTTTTAATAGTGGATTGCCAATCAATACCTGGCTCTGTTAATCCTGCAACATCAATAAAAGATAAATTTCCTGATCCATCTGTTCTAAGTAAAAAGTTTGCACTACCATCAGCACTAGGTAATATAAATGTTTCATCAGACGCAACTGTTGCTGGAGCTTTAAGTCCTACATAGTTTGAATTATCTGAATCGTATAATTTTACTTCACCTTGACTATTAATTTTTATTTCAGACATAAATGTTTTTTACCATATTAATTTTGATACTTGTAGCGAATAATTACAACACCTGAACCACCAGATTTACCTGGAGAGTTACTAGCTCCTCCACCTCCACCTCCGCCAGTGTTAGCTGTGCCTGCAGTTCCTACAACTGTTCCATTTCCACCTGCTGGAGCAGGAACAGAACTTGTTCCACCAATACCGCCACCAAAAGGTCCTCCGCCATTTCCATCATTTGGTCTACCAGGTACAGGCTCAAAAGAAGCGCTTGCTCTACCACCACCCCCACCTGCTCTACCAACAGGAGAACCATTAATACTAGTTGTTGTTCCTACACCTCCAATAGCAGAACTTCCATCAAGTGTATTTGAAACAGCAGGAGCAGCGCCACCTGCGCCTCCGCCACCTCCAGATTGACCTCTACAAGAAGGGTATGAAGCACCAGCAACTCCTGCATTGCCTTGAGGAGGAGATACAGGAGGAGTATTACCTGCTCCGCCACTAAAACTAGCTCCAGAACCACCACCAGAACCACCAGCAGCGCCATTTTTATCTCCAGGAGATGGACCAGGAGGATGACCTGCACCACCGCCACCTGCTGAAGTTATTATTGAAAAAACTGAATTAGCTCCACTCGCCCCTTGACAAAAATAAGGAGCTGATCCACCTGCTCCTACTGTTACAGGGTAAGCTTGCGCTGTTACTGTTAAACCTGAAGGTGCATTTAATGGTGAAGCTGTATAGGGATCACCAGAGTTTTTTCCCTCTCTGTAACCACCAGCACCGCCGCCGCCAGAACCATCACCAGAACCAGAACCTCCACCAGCTATGACCATATATGAAACTCCAGCACCTCCGCCTTTAGAATTACCTACAGATGACACGGTAAATGTTCCTGTGCTTGTAAACGTATGTATTTTGTAATCACCAGATGTAGTTTCAGTACCGCCTGAAGCTGCTATGTACGTTGGTCCTTCTAAATCACCAACATTATTTTCTATTAAATATAACCAACCTTTTGTTGCATCTATGTATTGTAAAACGACTGATGCTCTGTTGGTTGATATAACCGAATCACTTGCCGATCCTTGAATATTATTTCCATTTCTAGCTATTGTAAAATTATTAGTTGCAAATGTACCAGCATAATCTTTAAAAGCTACAAAATCACCTACGCTAGGACTTGCAGCTAAAGTACATGTAACTGCACCTGATGTAGTGTTAACAAAAAAACCTGATCCGCTACCTGTGAAAAAATCAGATGTTTTTACATCTCCTGTTTGCCAATTAATATTTGGAACCGATACGGTATCTATATCTATAAAAGATAAATTACCTGAACCATCTGTTTTAAGAACATTGTTATTATAACCATCAGCATTAGGAAGAATAAAATCTTGACTAGATGAAACAGTACTAGGGACTTGTAGAGAAACAGAATTAGAATTATCTGAATCTTTTAGTGTAAGTTTTCCTTGATCACGAATTCGTACATTTGCCATATCATTAGTTTTGGTATTTGTATCTGATTACAACAATTCCTGAACCACCATTAGCACCTGTTGTGGGAGAATTAAGTGCACCTCCACCGCCAGCTCCAATATTTGCTGCTGCATTAGCACCAGGACCTGCGCCACCATTTACTGGTCCGCCTCCGCCACCTGGTCCATCAGCTGATCCACCACCAGAATAATATACAGGAGAAGCTGTTATAGAAGATTGTAAACCTGCTGCTCCAGTTCCACCAGTTGCGCTAGGTTGAGCTGATTCTCCTCGTGTAGAGATACCTCCACCTCCACCTCCAGCTTGATCGCCTGAACCTGGATTTCCTGGATGTAAACCACCAGCACCACCTTTATTTCCTTGAGGAGGACTTACAGGAGGAGTATTTCCTCCGCCACCGCCTCTTCCGCAAGTGCCAGGGCCAGGGCCACCGCCACCGCCACCGCCACCAGAGCCGCCAGCAGCGCCTGGAAAAACTAATCCAGTAGCTGGAGGAGAACCTCCGCCACCACCTCCGCCACCTGCGGATGTAATAGTGCTAAAAATTGAATTACTTCCCGAAACACCTATTTGAACTGGATCGTTACTACCTGGGTAAGTACCGCCACCACCTCCGCCACCTATTGTAATAGGATAAGCTTGAGCAGTAAGAGCTAAACCTCCTGAAGCTGCTGCTGGAGTTGCTGTGTAAGGATCACCAGTTGCTTTTGATTCTCTAAATCCACCTGCTCCTCCACCGCCGCCACGGTTACTAGGTTGAGTTGCTCCACCTCCACCGCCACCTGCTACTACCATATAAGAAACAGCGCCTCCATCGGCATTACCTACAGATGAAACAGTAAATGTTCCACTTGAATTAAAAGTATGAATTTTATAGTCTCCTGATGTTGTCTCTGTTCCACCTGAAGCAGCATAATATGTTGTTTGAGTACCACCTTGATCTGCAACACTTGTGATTACCCAACCTTGAGTTGCATCTACATAAATTATTTGTAAAGCTTCTCTATCTCTAGAAAAAATTGCATCGTCAGTTGAGCCTTGTATGTTTTCTGAACCGTTTGCTGCCACAGTACAATTGTTTGTGTCCCATGTACCTGCATAATCTAATAAACCTATTTGTGCTCCTGCACTTCCTGCTGGAAGATTAACTGTAATAGCTCCTCCAGTAGTATTAACAAAATATCCTTTGCCTGCTACTGCCGTAAAAGTAGATGTTTTAATATCACCAGTCTGCCAATCAACAGCGCCAAAACCATCAGCTGTTCCATTGTTTTGTAATGTTACGCCAGAGGGCACCGTAAAGGTATCACCTGAGTCCCCTAGAGTGAAAGAGGTTCCCGACGAAGGAGAGATTTTATTAACTTTAATTTCTGATGCCATTATATTATTACCACATTACCTGTTATTGTTTGCGTACCTGTAATTGTTACAGGGCCTGCTAAAACTCCTGAATCTATTGTTTGATCATCACTTAATGTTGAGTTGTGTGTTGTTACATATGTGGTTGCTGACATAGAAGCAGATGGTGCCTTTGTTGCAGGATATGTACAAAAGACATCTTTTGTTCCTGCAGAAAAATTTACTGCTGCATCACTATTAGAGCTTGATATAATAGTGGTACGAGAAAGGGTATCTGGTGTTGCATCCGTTACTGTTCCTATACCTACTTCAAATTCATTAGCTGTTTGGTGTGATATACAATAAAAAGTTATATTACTATTACCAATACCAGCAACAAATGTTTCAAAAGTATCAGAGGATCCTGCTAAATCAATAGTACCCGTACCTGTAGTGGTACTTGTTTCTTTAACACGATCATTAAGGACAAAAGCCATTGAGACCCTCCCTTATGAAATTCTTATAATAGCATCACTTGTATTTGCTGCAGGGAACTGCACAGTAAACGTACCGTTTGATGCTGTGAAGTCACCACCAAATGCTAATACACAAACTGCATCTGTTGTACTTGATCCACCATCAGTTGTGGTGTTGTAAATCAATGCACCGTTAGCAGTAAAACTAGCAGAAGTCCATTGTGCATCCGCAAAATCAACAAAAGCTGTTGATGCTCCAGAGCCTCCTGTAACAGATTGACCCGTTAAAGTTTCTCCAGTTGCTGTATAAGCCGAACCAGATGTGTTTGTTATTTCATTTGTCGCTGAATAGTCTGTAGTAGAAGCACCTAAAGTTGCAGATGAAGTGTACAACGCAATTTTAAATGTATCCCCGCCACTAGCGAAATCATGCTTACTTTCCAACAACTGTTGTTTAAAAGTGTTGCATATAGCTGACGATATTGCCATTTTAATCTCCTTATGGTTGTTTCGATTCTAGAGGAAGTCGGAGAACACCATCAGAGTATTCGTCACGTCTTCTTCTACCTTGTTGTTCAAGTTGCAAGCCTTGTAGTGCTTGTTGATAGCCTTGTTCATAGAAAGCTAAAAGATTATCTGGTCCTTTTAAGAACTTATATGCCTCCGATAGGCAAGCATATAAAAGAACTCTTGGAGCATTTGTACTCACCCAAGTTGTTGTATTAGATGAGGATAATCCAGTTTCTTGCTTGTTCAAAGCTAATTCAATATTATAATTGGAATTTGGTGTAGGTGCAAGATATATTGTGTCTTGATCCCACATTGCATAGTATTTTGGTTGGGCTTGAGATGTTCGATCTGGCCAATATTCATTCATATAGGAAATATCTTTTTGCTCCAAATAATCACGAGTAGGTGTTCCTGTTGCTGGATATATCTGAGCAGAACGAATAAAGGCTAATTGCCCTGTATTGGCACCTGGTAAGGTAACAAAAGGATTGCCTTGTGTCAGACTAGCAAATTGATAGGACCTATATACATCTAAATCAACTTCTCTAAATATACGTTTTTCCGCATGTTGAATAAAATCATCAAGAATAGAGTCTGTTAAAACATCACTAGATGTCTCTGTGTAATCTCTGATTTGTGTTTGTAATTCTGAATAAGTTGTCATGTTATACTCACTGTTATTGTACCTAAAAATGATTTAATTTCTATATCTTTATTCTCTTGATCTGTCCCTTCTAAAGGTTGCATTGTATTGACAATCACTGTCTCATAAGCCCCTGGAGATGGTATTGGATTAAATTGTGATATAGTTTGTTTTTTGACACCAAATATATTTCTAGCATAAAGGTTATTGGTCAAAGGAACAATAGCACTAATTTTTTGAGACTTAGCATATTGTAAAGATTGAGGGTCTGTTACACGTGGTAGTGGTTCTAGCTGCGGATGTTTAGGTTCAAACTCACTAATATGGACCCATGATCCATTCCACTCTTGCACCATTTCATTATAAGGAAACGCCATACCTGAACGATCCGATATTCGTAAAGCAAATTTACCTGATGCATATCTAGCCATTTAAACTCCTGGAAGATATGTTTTAGGAGTCAAAAATAAACTTGTTCTTTCACCATCTTGATCCGCCGCTCGTTGGAACTCATCTTCATAAATTTGTTTTAATAATTGAATTCTGTCTGGCGCTTTTTTCATAGCTATGTAATAAGCTAATCCAGCAGATAAACATGGAAGAAAACGAAAAGGAATCTCATTATTATTCGTGTAATCGCCCGAATCCTTCATCCGAACAAGAGCATAATATATTAGAGTGTATGCTGAGTCTGCAGCAGGATATAGATATAGTGTTGGGTTTATCGTACGTTCAAAATAGTATTGAGTTGGTCGTCCGCTGGTCGTTTTAACGGTATAATTCCAATATGTAGCTCTACTTATACTTGATGTTGAATAATCATTATTACTTGAATCACGAATAATGACATCAGTAATATCAACAATCTGTGAACTGTCATCAGCCGCAGAACCAAATAAATCAGTTCCTGTTAAAGCTGTTGTATTAGCCGCTAATGTTTTTTCTTGTTTTTGAATTGTCCAAAGATTTAAACCTCTATTAGCCCATTCAGCTAACATTAAAT